CTGGCTCATAAAGTTTTACAATATCTTGGAGCAACTGAGGTTGTTGATATAACAAACAGTAAAGAGCCCTCTAATGAAGAAGAATTTTTAAGTTTAATATTTACTTCACCAAATCCAATAACATGGCACATGTACCAACTAGCATATCCTGTGGTAGAACAGTTAATTGGAACTAAACTTCTTAGGAAAGAAAGAAATAATCAATTATTAAAGACTGATTGGATTATGACAGTTGATAATTTTCAAACATTAGCAAATAAAGAAGAATGGTTAGCATATAGACAAACTTTAAGAGATCTTCCTTCTAATCCACCTCCTTTCAAATGGAAAAACGGAGATTTAGATGTTGAACAAATGTTTCCAACACAGCCCAAAATTATACGGTCAATTCAGTAAGTTCTGTCAACCACATTTGCTTTGGCGTAGTCTTTTCAATTTCAACAATCTTATTTTTCAAATCTTCCAAATCTTTTTCATGTTTTTGTGCATTCTTTAACGTGAGAGACTTAATTGGAAGATCAAGCAGATAGTCATAACTATCCTTGATCTTTATAAAGTTTTCACCTGCAAGTAAAGCTTCACATTCTTCAATTGTCTTACGACGAATATCTGGTCTTGGACTTGCATGACATTGCTGCCGAATAAATCTAACTACATTTTCATGATAAGGAAGTTTGTCTCGCAAAGTTTTTAACAAGTATTCGCGTCTTTTAGAATACAGGTTCAGTCTCACATCTGCGAACTCTTTTAATATTTCATTTGGACTATCATATTTATGTATGACACATTTAGAATTGAATGCGTGCATGTTTGTTAACTTAAGTTTGTCAACCAACAACTTCTCAACAGGTTCTGCTGTTTGTGCGAGTTTAACTTTGATATGGACTTCTGTATCTGTAGATGTATCTGAATAATCTTTAATTGCTCCATCAGATACTAATTTATCAAGCCATTCTCGGAAATCAGAAGTCCAAGTTCCAACTGGAAGTTCAGTTATAGTCATTTCATTCTTATCCACTTTCCAAACACCTTTCACAATATAATCGCCTTTTGCATCTGGAGTTATAGTTCCTTTGAAACCTTTGTAATATGGAGTTAAGTTTCCATCAAGAGTTCCTTTGGAATTCAACCAAGATACCAATAAACTTTTGATTTCAGCAGGATTAAATTGAGGAATGTAAGTACTGTACCCAGTTCCAATACCTCTGCATCCATTGATTAACAGCATAGGTAGAATAGGTGCATACCATTCAGGTTCAACAGGTAAACCATCATCATCGCGATATGTTAGACAATCGAAATCATCAGATGGAATTAACTTTTGAATATATGGTTGTAAATATGTATGAATATACCTTGGGCTTGCAGAATCTTTACCACCTGTTAATCTTGTTCCAAATTGTCCTTGAGGAACAAGCCAAGGAATATTGTTGGATCCAACAAAGTCCTGAGCCATTCCAACAATAGCTTCATTCAAGGAAGCTTCGCCATGATGGTACCCTGAATGCTCAGAAACATAACCCGCAAATTGAGCTACTCGAATTTCTGACTTCAAGTTTCTTTTAAACGCTGAATATAAGATCTTTCTTTGGGATGTTTTCAAACCATCCATAACATTTGGAATTGATCTTTCGAGATTGTAGTTTGAGAAGTGAATTAAATCTTTATCAACAAACTCTTGATAAGGTAGAAGAGACCCAGGTGCAGCGTTAACAATATTCTCACGAGAATATGTCTTTAACCATTCCTTACGATCATCTGCTTGTTGTTTATTGAATGCAAGTTCAATAGATTTATCACTTTCTTTTCCAGTATACGAATATCCAACTACATTCATATTCTTGAAATATTCTTTTGCTTCATCGCGCGTAGATGTACCCAATCCTTTATAATACTTAACCTTCCATCCATTAGATTCAGAACTCTTACGCCATTCTTCATAATCATATTGAGTATAAAATGCTTTTGTTTTGCTTGATTTTGTAGCTTTTACAATTGGAGTAGACATATAGGTAATGAACCCAGGAATAGCAAATAACGTATGCCACAGTTCATGAAATACATTGATAAGCAATCCTCTTATATGAGAACCATCATAATCCTGATCAGTCATGATTAGAATTTTTCCATAACGCAATGATTTTATATCTTTGTATTCTTTTCCAGATTCAAGACCTAAAATTTTCTTCAAATTTGCAATTTCTTCTGTTTGTTCTACTTTCTTGGCTCCGGTATCTTTGACGTTAAGGACTTTGCCTCGAAGAGGGTATACACCATAGTATTTCCTTTGTTCTTGCGAGAGACCAGAGAGAGCCATAGCTTTGGCTGAATCTCCTTCTGTGAGAATGAGACTGCATTCGTGGCTTTTAGCTGTTCCTGCATAGACTGCATCATCGAGTTTTGGAATTCCTGTAATTTTTGAGGATTTCTTTCCATCAGTTTTCGAGTTTTCCTTGTTATCTTTAATGTTTTGTTGTTCCAAAACTTTATTGACAACATTCAACTTTGAAACTACTTTCTTAAGAAATGCATCACTTAATTTGCAAGATACTTTGGATGTCAATACTTCTTTTGTTTGAGAACTAAATGCCGGATTTTCAACTTCACAGTTAATAAATACTGCAAGAGAGTCTCTTACGAGTGCTGGTTTAACTTTGATTTTCTTCTTAGCTTCTAAATATCCACAAATATGAGTAACCAGCTGAGACGTAATCTCATCTACATGCTTTCCAGAACGAGTCCAAATACCATTAACAAAGCTAACACTAAAAGCTCTATCAAACGAGTTGTCGGAAACTGCCAATTGCCACCCAACTTGAGGGACGTCTGTGATTATGGTTGTATCTTTAGGGAGATACCAGGAGGCGTAGACCCCGAGATCTCTAAATTTAATTGGTGTTCCGCACCAACTAACTTTGACGTCCTTCCCAACTGTCATAGCAGTATCAAGAACTCTCCTGTGAATGACCTCGAGTAAGTCAGTAGGAATTTTCTTTTCTTTCCACCCAAATTTTGCAAAATCAGGTGTCCAAGAAACTTCTACATATGGCTTAACCTTTGAGGGTTTCACTACTGGTTCGTGAACTTTTGACATGTTATCTTCGAATGTTTGAGTATATTTCAAATTTCTCTTTCCATCTACGATTGTAATAACTAACTTCTTTGCAAAGATGTTGACAAGTTTGACACCATATCCATTCTTGCCACCAACTAGTTTCTTTTCATCTTTATCGTAATTTGTAGATGTAAGAAGTTCGCCAAAGATTAACTGTGGAATGTAGACGTTGTATTCAGGGTGTTTTTCTACGTCAATCGATTCACCATCATTTCGAATTGTAATTATAGAGTTATCTTCAACTTCAACTTCAATCTTCTTAACTGGATTATCAGAATTACGCTGACGCAATCTAACTACATGATCATGTGCATTAACAAGCAACTCATCAAATAATTTATAAAATCCTGGATTAAATGGACTAATAGCTTTCAATTCAAATGTTTCATCTTTCACTACAAATTGTTCTTCAACAGAATTCTCAATACTACCGATATAAGTATCAGGAAGATTGAGAATATGTTCTCTATGTGTATGCTTACGATATTGCTTTCCTAAGTCTCCCATTCTCTGTAATTGAAGGTATGGTTAGCTAAGTCTAAATTCGTTTTCAAATAAAAAAGATTTAATTACTTAAATCTTCTAGTAAGAGCCTTTTCCGCTAATTTCTTAGCTTCTTCATCTGTTTTATTGAAAATAACTTTAGCAGCAGAATAAGCTCTTTGATAAACCCAGGTTGGATTATATCTCAAGTTTACTTTTCGTTCTGAATCTTCATCCCAATAACAATCTGCACAAATTTTCTCTCCTGGAAAATATTGGCATTGATCTTTACACTTTTTACAGATAGGCATTTTTTCTAATCTATCTTGAATTTACAGAAAGAAATCCATTTTTAGATATAATATTTATTTGCCTGATTAAAAGCATCATCGTTAACTTCCCAAAGTCCATGATCTTTTAATCGTTGTTCCTTTTCTGCAGTTGTAAACAGAAAATTACAATGCACCATTTTTGCTTTCGAAGTTCTTCCTTGTTGAAAATAGACTGACCCATTTGGATATTCTTCTTGAGGCAATAAGGAAATTGTCAATCCAATGGTTCTTTTATAAATATGAGTAAATGCATGTTGATCATTAATATGTGGTTTATCTTTGTTAGAGTTCAGCCAGTTGATTGAGTTTTGAATAGCATTCAGTGAAAAAACACCTGATCTAGCAAGAAAGAACCCAGTACATGGAGACCAAATATCATCTTGCATAACAAATTTCCCAGGATATTTTCGCATATCTTCAATACAATTTTCAAACAGTACAATATCGTTATCAATCCAGAGTACTTCTTTATCCAATGTCATATTATGCAAGATAACTTCAAGTTTACGAGTTGTAATTGATTTAAATTCTCCAGTATTGTATGTTGCAGCTTCCTGTTGATCATTCAAAATATAACAATGAAATAAATTCATATCAAATCCAGCTTTCTTTGCTGAACGTAGCATATTTTTCAGCATTGGAAGTTGTGCATGATTTGTCATACAAACAATTCTCATTTTGACATTTTAAGAGTATTATTCTTAAATGCCTCGAAAAACAAAAGCAACGACTAAAGAAGAAGTTGTAGTTTCAGAAACTCCTGTTGTGTTTTCTCTTAAGATTTCTGAATACGACGATTCAAAAAGTATAATCCCAGCAGGGGAAACAATTTCTTATTCTGATATTTTGACTTCAACTACTGAAGTCAGTAGAAATACAAATACATTTAATACCGATCTTCTAAAATCGGTTATTGATAAAATTTCTGGAGAAAGATATTCAAGTCAAACTTGCTGCTTTTGGTGTTGTCATAAATTCGAGTGGACACCTGTTCTTCTTCCTATTTCATATGATGCATACAAAAACACATATACATGTGAAGGCCATTTTTGTTCGCCAGAATGCGCATTAGCATATAACTATGCAGATAATAAGATCTCAGATTCAATACGTTGGAATAGACATAGTTTGTTGAGAAACCTATATGTAGATATTTATAAAAATAAGTATTTGTCTCCAGCACCTCCAAGAACTCTTTTGAGAATGTTTGGAGGACCTTTAGATATTGAACAATTTCGTGAATATGTCTTTGGAGATAATCATATTGTTCTTTCTGAACTTCATCCTATAAGATTGTTATTTCCTTCTATGAACGTACAAGCTCCTCTGCGAGATATCAAGAAGTATGTATCACTTTCAACAGAAGCAATTGAAAAGGCATCTGAACAATTACGTCTAAAACGATCAAAACCTGTCAATGTGAATGTTCCTACATTAGACATGTGTATTGGAAAGAACCGCTAGTCTTCATGAGAAGAAGGTTTCTTTGATTCTTCTGGTAAAATTTCAATCCTAACCTCTTCTTGATTAACTGGTTCAGGTTTATTGGTTGTTTCTTGTTTTTTAGGTGAAGGTTTCTTATCTTCAGGAATACGAACTGTCATTTTAGGAAGCTCTTTTGGAGACATTATTTCCTGATAAGAAGGAACTTTTCTCATAGCAGGGGATTTGATATCAGGCATTTCATCATCCATATCTTGATAAATATCAATTTTGTGCAATCCGTTGGCTTCTTCTGGTTTACTAATATCTTTTTGATTTTTGAATTTTTGTTGAAATTGTGCAATAACAATATCAGGAACCATTGGACTTATTTCTGCTAAACGATCATATTGATCTTTTACATATTTTAATAAGTCATGTGGGCTCATTCGTTCATTACGTGGTAATCTTAATTCGACACAAATAAACCTATACAGTTTTGCATAATGAATAGCAGAAATTCGATGTCCTTCTGCTCGTTTTGCCCATCCAAAATATGTTCCAAAACTGTTTAAAATTCCCATAAAAAGAGAACCAACACCTAACGCAGTAGATGCTATGCGTTGATCTGGAAACAAGCTTTGTGAACCAGCATTTAAAAATGCAATCACACCACTTCCTATGATAACCGGAAGATCTATATAGGTTCTTCGGTTACTATAGATAGCTTCAGCTCGCTTATGCACCCATGCTAATCCACTTGCCTTTTCTCCTGTTGATGCGAAATACTCTTCTAACTTAGGAGTCCAGCTTATATTTGTAGAAATTTCCTGACTACTATTTTCTCCCATTTGTCTTCCTAACACGACGAGTTTTGCGAGATTTGCGTGATTTACGTGTTTTTCTTCGTTTACGACCACCATCTACATTCTTTGGGTCTTCATCATCTTTAGACGAAGAACTTGAAGATGAAACCGATGAAGAATTTGAAGCCGATGAAGAATTTGAAGCTGAAGAGGGAACAGCCACGGTTCTCAAACTAGCTTTTAGATCGCTAATTTTTTTTCTTAAAAAATCCTTATCTGATTCATTGTTTCTTATTATATTCCTTCCATTCTCGTCTACATAACGGGTATAATCTTCCATATTATGTAGCTGTTTTTCAAGAGATTCTATCTGTTTCTCTATACTGCCCATTTATAACTTTAATGTGAAAAACTTATTTTATCAATGGCTCAATCAAATTTTTTTCATGATTTGATGAAGACGCAGATGATGATGTCTTTAGGATCTATGACTGGAAGCAATCCTCTCTATAATTTGATAGCATTTAACTTATATGAACGAATAGTAGCTTCCTATCCTACATGGTTTCCAACTTTAAAAGCATGTTGTTGTCGTAGACAAAGACAGCAACCTGCTACAGCTCCTCCTCCAGCAAATAAAGAAATTAAATGTACAATTATATGTGAACGCATTTTTCAATCTGTAAACACAAAAACAGCTCAACAACAAACTACAAGTCTAACACGAATGGATGCAGTTGTTAATTATGTTACAACTCTTCCAGTTATTCGTAATTTAATTTGTATGACACAACAAGATTATTTGCCAAACGAATTTGAACCAATTATGATTGAACCTGATATCTACTTTCAACTAACTGATTTAAAACATGATGACGGAAGTTTACAACAAATCAAATTTAAATTATTTTGTTATGATCATGAAATCCAATACTTACAAACATTTGTAGATAAATGCAATGCAGATTATGAAAGAAGAATGATTAATAAGTTAGGAACAAACTTATATTTCTTTGATATGATGACAAACCCAAAAAATAAACGAACCGTACAAAATCAACTACCTACAACTCACTTAATTTATACGAAGCACAAGTTTCAAACAAATCGTAATTTCGATAACGTATTTTTTGAACAAAGACAAAAGGTAAAAAATCATGTTAATTTCTTTTTGACTCGAAAGGATTGGTATGACGCGAAAGGCATTCCTTATACGTTAGGATTTATGTTTCATGGTACTCCTGGTACTGGTAAAACAAGTTCTATAAAAGCAATTGCAAATACAGCAAGAAGACACGTAATTAATGTTCATTTATCTGAAATTAAATCAAAAGCTCAATTGCGTCATCTGTTCTTCAATGATGAAATTCATGTCAATAATGGATTAACTGTAGAAAGATATACAATTCCAGTTCATGAACGGTTATATGTTATTGAAGATATTGATGCTATGGGAGATTCGGTCTTAGAACGTAAATGGCAGAAACCAGAAGCTCCAAAACCTAAACCAGCTGGTGATGCATGGATGGAAGCTAAATTACAAGAAGAAGATGAAAAGGAACAAATTGATTTGTCTTTCTTATTGAACTTGTTAGATGGAACTTTAGAAGCATCTGGACGTATTCTTTGTATTTCAAGCAATTATCCTGAACGTATTGATAAGGCTTTAATTCGACCTGGAAGAATTGACATGATAGTTCATTTCAAGAAATGTAATTGTAAAATTCTTCAAGAAATGGTTTCAAGTTTTTATGACAAACAATTTGAAGACTGGACAGATGAAACCTTAGAATATAAATGGTCTCCTGCAGAAGTTAATCAAATCTTGTTTCGTAATTTTGATAGTTCAAATGATGCAATTGAAGAATTGAAAACGTTAAGTCCTAAAGATCTATATGGGTTTGAAACTGTAGAAAACGAATCTATAATTGTTAGCCAATAGAACAGTAATATAGAATGTATGCTGATTTACAAGTATGTTTTGTGTTGGATTATCATGAGCCAGTCGATAAAGGCGCTTTAAGAGACCAAATACATGACATCATTAGCGACGTTCAAAATCAATATCCAAGAAAGTCAATTTCTGTTGCCTTTGTTGGGTATGGCGGATGCTTTTGTGTTCCATATACTACAGTATATCAATGGACGCATAATGTTAAATACATGCAAAAACAGTTGAATGTGTTAGAACCTAAATATATATTCACCGATAAATGCAGAAATGTTCAGCAAGCTTATGGGCTTGTGAACGATCTACAATGGTATGCCAAAAGACGTATTATCATCCATATGGGTGATGGACCAGCATTTGGTCCAAAATATCATGATCCAAATATATATGACGCGTATCCAGGCGGTCATCCCTATCTAGTCCTTGAAGAAGAAGTTGAAAAATTCGCAACGAAACAAATAGAACTTGTTCTTCTTAAGATTGACAATTCATGGGATAAAATGACACAAGTGATCAAAGACAGTTATTTATATTGGAATCAAAATGGAGGAATATATATAGAAGACTTAACCAATAAACAGAATTTATTGCGAGGTGCTATATATGACGAAGTTAAAAAGCATATTCTAAGACAGCTTGTTTAACGTATTCGCCAACTTGAAGATGTTTTGGATATATTTCCAAACGTTTTCTTTATTTTTTGCATTCATTGATTGAACATAAGTCTTCAATTTAGTAAAAATGTCTAAATTTACATGTTCTCCATATTCTACAAAAGAATAATTAATAAAAAAGCTCTCATCTTTTTGTAGAATTTGTGATTCAAATTGACTTGTATGTTCATAAATATATTTAGGAAGCAAGGATGGATTTGTTGTTCTTAGTAATTTAATTGTTGTCAAAAATGTTTGAAAATCTTCATCAGATGGATACATTTCACATAATTCAACTAAGAATGCTTGAAACTGATCAAACAACGCGTTAATAAGAACAATACGAGTTGACATTGTTTAATTATGATTGAGTTACGTTAAAATATATCATTTACGAGACACTGTTCCAAACTCCTTTTTTCTTTGTTCTTCCATAGCAGCCATTCTTGCAGCTACGTCATCGTTAGATCCTGTTTTGCTTTTAATTGTATTTTCACTTTCTACCTGTTTGCCTGCTGGAAGTCCCGCTCCTCCTTGATTGACTATTGGTTCATTCAAGAAAGTGTACATACTTCCTGCTTCAGAGGTAAATGCAGTTGGATTGTCCCAAGAAGAGTAGTGTTCGGTTAGTGAACCCTTTCCTTCAAATCCCCATGCAGAAATGTCTCCTATCGCTTGGCTAGATCCTCCTTGAGCAATTGGAGCATCTGCACTTTTAGTAGGAAGTTCATTTCTCGCATTTGTAGGTTTTGCAATATATCCAAAGATCTCATTCTTTCCAACTATAACTTCCTTAGTATCTGGAATATACAGTGTTGGAACCTTTGTCAAAAAAGAAGGAATTTGGTTTCTTTGAAGAGATTCAATCAATATAAATTTATAAAGACC